TGAAGTCCCGGCGGCCCCGGCCGCTGCTCCGGAAGTTCCGCCTGCACCTCCTGTAGCTGCCGCGCCTGAAGTCCCGGCGGCCCCGGCCGCTGCTCCGGAAGTTCCGGCTCCGCCCCCTGTAGCTGCCGCGCCTGAAGCCCCGGCCCCGGCGGCCCCGGCGGCCCCGGCGGCCCCGGCGGCCCCGGCGGCCCCGGCGGCCCCGGCGGCCCCGGCCGCTGTCCCCATGACTCAAGCTCAAGATGTTGGAGCTTCGCTCCCGGCAGTAGCCACGCCGGCCCCGGTTCCCGCAGGCGGGATAGCTACCATGTCCATGGAGCAGGCGGCGGCAGAGATTGGGTTCGAAGGGATGGATCTCAGTGGGTTTGGGGTTTTCCCCATCATAAAGCTCGATCAAGGGGAGTTCAGTGGGGAAGGCGTACCGCCCATGGGATCCGAGTTTTACGCGATGATGCAGGGCACCAAGAACAAGTTCCTGGTCTCCAATGGACTGGACCGTAATGACCCGCAGTACGAGTTTCGGTATACCTACGATCGCATTACCGACCATACTGGCGAGTCCCTGGAAACCGTTCTGGCGGAGTGGCGTGCCAAGGGGTGGGAGCCGACGGATAAGAAGTATCTAGAGGTGTCTGCGAAGCTAATGTACGGAGACCTCGCCAACCGGCTGGTGCTGTTGTCAGTTCCGCCCACCTCAACCCGTCGGTTCTGGTCTTACTTCGCCGGGCTGCAGGTAGCGGGGAAGAACCCGAAGACCGTGGTCACCCGTTTCTCCAAGGGCAAGCGGGTAGAGGGACCGAAGATTGCCCACCCCTTTTATCCCTGGGAGTTCAACGAGTACGTGGGCTAGTAACCGGCCTGAAGTAGGATCCATGCCAGGGACGGCGTAACTATTCTGAGGGTTTTCTAATGGCAAGCTGGGCAGATGAGTACTTCACAATGCTGGACGACTGCGAGAAACGTGAAAGCAGGCTGACAGACTGGGAGCGCGGGTTTGTATACTCTCTGCGTTCTCATCTGGAGCTAGATCGCAGACCCAGTGCAGGGCAGGTTGATATTCTGAACAAGATCTGGGAACGAGCCACCGAGAACGGGTAACGGCTGGCCCAGCAAACAGGAGAAAAAGACCATGAAGCACAACTCACAAACCTATTGCGGGCGCCACGGCGGAGCAGAGATCAAAGGTAAGTTCCATCCCCTGCCAACTGCCCAACAATTTTTGGCCTCGCAGCTGGAGCGGTCGATCTCTAAGAAGGAGCTCCGCCAGGCCAAGAGGATGGGCTGGTGACAGAAGAGAGGGATCGCCTTAACGCCTCCTCTCTGGTTTTGGCTTTAAGGAGCCTCATCTCGGAATGCGATGAAGTGGAAGTGGCCGCCAAGAACTCCAACAGGTCTGACCTGAAAACCTGGGCGGGCGAGATAAAAGACCAGGGCCTGCAGCAGATCAGTTTGCTGAATAAGGCACTAAACGCAGCGGAGGAGAATAATGGCCCCGCATAGCGGTTTGGCGGCATTAACCAAGGAGTTCATATAAAACGAGCAGTCCGGCAGTACCTTCACAAAAGCAATAACTAAAACAGCACAACCCTTCAACCAAAACTCAGGAGAAAGTCATGAATTGCCCTCTGTGTGGCCAGGCCACAACGAAAGTCAGAGACTCAAGAACCACAGCAGATGGAGGAAGGATCGCCAGAAGGAGAGTCTGCGAGAACTGTGGCCACAGGTTTTCCACTGCCGAGGTGCCTGTCGGGTACACCACTGCCTGCGAAAAGCTGAAAGAGCAATTCACATCTGCCACTCAGCAGCTGCAGGGACTGGCCAAAGCCCTGTCACACGCTAAAAACACTTATCTGCGGAGCGTTAAATGAGTCATTCTGCCCCCCACAACGAACCCCTGGTGCTCCTTGACATCCGAGGCCTGATCATTCGCAGGTACAGCGTAGCCAGCACGTCAGACGGCATCCGCGGGGAAGACGGAAAAATATACGCGCAATGGTATCGGGGGGTTGTAGACTTCATGCAGGAGGACCTGCTGCCTCTGCTGGAGAAGACTCCCCCGCGCAGGATCATCTGCTGCTGGGACGGTGGAAACAACTACCGAACTTCCCTCTACCCTGCCTACAAGAAGGCCCGGCGCCTCAGGGACTCGAAGACAGACCCGATCCACAAGCAGCAGATGAAAGAGGCGAGCAGTTACCTCAGGAACCTGACTGCTTACCTAGGAGTGAAACACGTCCAGGTCCCTGGACAAGAGGCAGACGACCTGATCGCTCTGTTCTGTCGGCAGATGCCGGAGCGAGCCATCACAGTGCACACGAGCGATGCCGACCTGCTGCAGCTGGCTGGGGACCACAGCAACGTCTACGTGAACCTGGTGGGAGCTACCCAGGATGCCGGCCTATACTTCCTTGCCGCCGATGGATTCGAAAACGGAGACTACAAGGGCTGTCCGCTAGACCTGATCCGCCTACAGAAGTCCATCGTGGGGGACTCTTCCGACTCTTATGGCGGGGTGCCTGGACTTGGTCCAAAGGCCTGGGACAAGCTGGTAGATGCATACGGCTACGACGGCATGGCGCAGCTGGAGCAGTGTGTAAAGACCAGAGATTTTTCGATGCTGGACGCAGCTCTGACGGCCACCGGCGACAAGCTGTTGTCCAAGCTTCTGGCAGACAAAGACACCTGGATGCGCTCCTACAAGCTGGCTTCCCTGAACCCGGATACCTGCTACCAGATCTGGGGAAAGAAGGTGGTGCTCCCCAAATGGTACGTGCGGCTGCCGCTCAGAGATGAGTTTGCCAAGCGGCTGGAGCAGGTGGGGGGATCAGGAGTGTTGCCTTCCTTTGAGAAGTGGCTGACATCTGAGAAGCTCCTGGACGCCGAGCACCACCTCCTTCTTCGGAATCTGAAGGACCCGATCCTTAACTCTCCGGCAGCGGCCTATGACTTCGAGTCCGAAGACACGTTGAAGCACGAGGTCTTCAAGGAGGCCGCGAAAGGGAGAAACTACGTTGATGTCTTATCACAGAAGATCACCGGCATCTCCTTCTGCATCGGCGACAACTTGAACCGGGTGTTCTATGTGCCAATTTGGCACAAGGACACCTATAACTTGTCGACTGAGTGGGCTCGGTATGTCATCGAGACTTGCTCAGCCAACCCGGTTCCGGTGGCTCACAACGCCTTGTTCGAGCTGTCGGTCAGCCGCACCTACCTGGAGCTTGAGTCACCGGCCCCAATAGACACGGTCATCACCAGCTCCTACGTCGACGAGAACGACTCAGCTCGCTTGAAGGACCAGGCTAAAACGGTGTTTAACTATCATCAAACCACCTACGACGAGGTGACTCAGGGCCGCGGTATGTCTGAGCTGACCGGGAAAGAGGTTCTGAGCTATGGTTGTGACGACTCCCTGGTTACTGCACACCTGTTCGACCTGCACCGTCTGATCATGCAGCTGGAAGGGTCCTGGGAGTTTTATCTGGGCAATGAGGTAGACCCAGCGGAGGATGACGCAAACACCTTCATCGCCGGCACGAACATAGACTTCCCATATTTGGAAGAACTACAGAGAGAGGACCTAGCAACCAAGGAAGCAAGTATTGCCTCGGTTCGCAAGGCCCTAGAGACCCATTGCATTGCGAAACCGCAAGACCAGAGAATCGCCCACGCCACCACACTCTACAACGAGGCGTGGGCCGTGCTGCAAATAAAAGAACGGTCGAAGTTCCTCTCACAGAACGAGTTGTTCCAAATGGACCAGGAGGAGAGGGAAGCGGCCGTAGAGCAGCAGAACAAAAACCTGGAGTCTGTCCGCCTGAAGTTATGGGAAAAATGCTGGTCAGACGCCGCCTACCAGCCCTACGTCGAGGAGAAACAGGAGATCTCATTTTCCCCTACGGCCAAGCAGCTGACCCATGTGACAGAGCTGCTGGGGGCTAAGGAGCCGGTGGAGAAAAACACGGCCACCTACCTCAGCGATTGGATGCACCTGCACGCCGAGTCTCTCCTGGAATCTCCACTCAAGGACCAGTTTGTAAAGACCTTGGGGCCGGCGGCCATGCTACTCTCTGTGAAGAAGAAGAGGGAAGGAGAGGATTACGAAAGGTTCAAGGCAGTTTGCCTGCAGATCAAGGAGGAGTTGGGGGGAGAGAAAGGAAAGAATATCTCTCGAGGGGACGAGCTGAACTTCGACAGCCCGCCTCAAATGGCTGCCCTTCTGTACGGCAAGCTGGGTCTTCCGGTTCGCCGGCGCAGCAAGATAGATAAAGGGTCATTTCGGGATGTTAATCATGTCGAGGGGACCCCGGCCACCGGGAACAAGGCGATCGCTTCAGCCTTGGTTTTCGATGAGGACCAAGAAAACCCGACTTGGCGTTCCGGAGTGCTGAAAGACTACAAAAAAATAACCGCTTGCATCCAGAATGACAAGCTTTACTACACCCCGTACCCGCTGTGGGTGCACCCCAGGGATGGAAAGATCCACCCGCAGATAAAAAACTGTGGGACTGTAACCCGGAGGCCATCAGGTACTGCCCCAAACAAATTGCAGGTTTCCAAAAAGGAGGACGCAAAGATTCGAAAGGCCTACGTGCCGGCCAGTGAAGAGCGCTGCTACGTTTGCCTGGATTTCAATGGGCAGGAGCTTCGTCTGACTGCTTCCGAATCCAAGGATCCAGTCATGATCGATGCCTACATCGGGGAGCAGAGAAAGGACCTGCACTCGGTAACCGCGGCCAATATCGCGCAGTACATTCTGCCCAGGCTTGGGCTGCCGCAGTACGCCGGCCGGATACTCACTTACGACGAATTCATGGCCGGCCGGAAAGACGAGGAAACGTCGAAAGCCTTCAACGACGTGCGGGACCTGTACAGTAAAGCGGGGAACTTCCTGATCACCTACGGCGGAGGATACAAGACCCTGGCGGAGAACATCCTTATCGCTCCTGAGCTGGCGAAGGCCATCATCCAGGGCATCTTCAACACCTATCGCCGGCTGGAGCCGTGGCAGGACGAGGTGGCCGAGTTTGGCCGCGCCCACGGCTATGTTGAAACCGCCTACGGCAACCGCAAGCATTTGACACCCGCTATAGTGTCGGACGATAAGTGGGCCAGGGCTCGGATCGAACGGCAAGCAGTGAACCAAACGATTCAGGGCTGTGCTGCCGACATCCTCAAGATCGTCAGGCAGGAGATGTCCCACCGGAAGATGCATAAGCGGTACCACCTGGAAGCGATTACACCCATCTATGATGAGATCGCGGCCGACTGCCCGATCGCTGCGGCCCCTGAGTACGTAGAGGAGATGGCGGAGATCATGTCCATCACTCCCCCCGGGCACCCGGTACCGATGGTGGCGGAGGCCGGCATCGGCCTGGAGTCCTGGGGGCACAAGGTGGAACTGAAAAGCACCAACGCGCAGGATGTAGCTGAATACTTGAGAAAGGCACAGGAGCAGAACAATGAGTAATATCGGTTGTATTGAGATCAGCAGCCTAGATGGCACGGCCAGCACTACACAGGTAACCCACGACGGCAACCAAATAGCAGGAATCACCGCTATAAGGGCGGAGGTTCTAGGTCCTGATGGGTGTTGGTCGGCGAAGCTGAACTTCGAGATGGCTCCAATTAGGGTGGCAGCTTCTTTAGCATCCTGCACTGCGGAGCTGGATAACCACACTGCGAAAGTGATGCGCAACTTGCCCAGTAAATTCTTAGTGTCGCTGGTGTCTCAGATCCTTAAAGAGGTGTCCAGTCGTGAAGCTGTTGACGCCCTCCCAGATATCGCGTGGATGACCAATTACATGCTGGAGGAGGAATTCCCAATAGAGCATGCAATCGCCCTATCTTACATTGTTGGCATGATAAACGAGTGTGAGGATTCAGAAAAAGATATCCTCGAATTCTCCGCTAACCTTTACCGTAAATACGCAGAATAGGTGCCCTATGCCTAAGTACATGAGAGATGAGAAAGATCCTCACGGCAAGAGCCCGCATGATCAGGGCGCCAAGTTAGACTACGGAAAGAATCGACTCGGCTTGGTCCTGGGCGGATTCCCCCGGGCCTTGCAAGCGGTTGGCAGAGTCGGCACCTACGGGGCCAACAAATACACCGATGCCGGCTGGAGGTCAGTACCCTCTGGTGAGAGTCGTTACACTGACGCCATGTACCGCCACCTCATAGCCGAGGCCACGGAGGAAGAATGCGATAAAGAGTCTGGTTTGCTCCACGCCGCTCATGCAGCCTGGAATGCCCTGGCCAGGCTAGAGCTGCAGCTGATCAGAAACGAAGCAGAGGGAAAATAGGAGCCCTACTATGCATATTCGAGAGATGGCAGGCCTGGTCCACGTCTTGGCATGTACCAAGGGGTGGCACAACGCAGAAGAGACAGAGGACGCCTTCATCAACCGCTGCTGCAACAACCTTCACGACGAGGTCAGCGAGCTGCACGAGGCCTGGCGCAACAACCGGCTGCACGAGCCGTGCGACAAAGCAGAAGCCATGTCGGCACAAGGCATTGAACCCCTGACCTGTGCAGAAGAGGAGCTGGCCGACATCATCATCAGGGCCATGGATGACGCCCGTAAGCTGGGAATCGATATCGAGTCCGCGGTCGTCAGGAAGCACGCTTTCAACAAGACCCGTCCGAATCGGCACGGCGGGAAGAGAGGTTGATATGCCTACCAACACAGCTGAAACAGGGAACGGTCTGTACGTCGTCAAGTCAGGGGCCGGGTATCTGCTGGATGAGGCGACCTGGGAGATGACAACCGACGTAGACGAAGCCAAAAGGTTCCCCCTTGGTCACGCCTCCTACTACGCTGATGGCTTAAGGGAGAGCGGACTGGGGGTTGATGTCGTTGACCCAAACTGTCCAAAGCTCTCCGAAAAGCTCAAAGTCACTACCCCGGAGAAAGGAGGAAGACCATGATCCAGTACCTGGAGCTGATGCATCACGTCCTACACAACGGGGTGCGCAAAGAGGACCGCACCGGCACCGGCACCCTGAGCGTGTTCGGCTACCAGATGCGCTTCGACCTGGCGGACAGCTTCCCGGCGGTGACCACCAAGAAGCTGCACCTGCGCTCCATCATCCACGAGCTGCTGTGGTTCCTGCGCGGCGACACCAATATCAAGTACCTGCACGACAACGGGGTCACCATTTGGGACGAGTGGGCCGACGAGAACGGTGAGCTGGGCCCGGTCTACGGCTACCAGTGGCGCTCCTGGCCCGCCCCGGACGGTGGCAGCATCGACCAGATCGCCCAGGTGGTAGAGCAGATCCGCCGCAACCCCGACTCCCGGCGCCACATCGTCAGCGCCTGGAACCCGGCCCAGGTGGGGCAGATGGCCCTGCCCCCCTGCCACACCCTGTTCCAATTTTATGTGGCGGAGGGAAGGCTCTCCTGCCAGCTCTACCAGCGCAGCGCCGACATCTTTCTCGGGGTCCCCTTCAACATCGCCAGCTACGCCCTGCTGACCCGGATGATGGCCCAGGTGACCGGGCTGCAGCCGGGGGAGTTCGTGCACACCTTCGGTGATGCCCACCTCTATCTCAACCACCTGGAACAGGCGGAGCTGCAGCTCTCCCGCGAGCCCGACCGTCTCCCGAAAATGCACATCCAGGACAGAGGGCAAGACATTTTCGACTTCCGGTACGATGATTTTATATTGAATGGGTACGCCCCGCACCCAGCTATTAAAGCGCCAATAGCTGTGTAACGGCGGCATTCAGCCAGCGCAGCGGAGCGGCTGCAACTTTTAACGCCTGAAAATACTTCCCATCCAGAAGTGGGACTGTAGCCGCGCTTAATTCATTTCCACGAGAGTTCAGACATGTCCGACGGCAGAGAGATATTTGTATTCGACTTCGAGGCCACCGGCAATGACCCCAGGAGGGATCGCCCGGTGCAGATCGGTTTGCTCAGAGGCCTGGAACAGCCGGAGGAGGTAATGAACCTGCTGGTCAACCCACACATGCCTATCCACCCTGAGGCGGAAAAAGTCCACGGAATCTCAGCAGAGATGGTCGCCGGCAGTTCGACCTATGTGAAGGGTCTGCATACTATGTTGTCCTACCTATATCCGCACATAAAGCCGGACGGAGCAGGAGGACTAATTTGGCCTCTGCTGGTGGGGTACAACAGCACCCAGTACGACACGGTCATGGCAGACACCTGTTACCAGAGGCCGGTCTTCAGCGCCTTTCCGCAGTTGGATGTTCTGGACGTCCTGTACCGGTACGCCAACTACCTACCAAAAAGAACCTTGAGCGTTGCCTACAAACACTTCACCGGCAAAGACCTGGAAGGGGCCCATGGGGCTGTCGAGGACTGCTACGGAACAGCAGTGGTCTTGCGTGAAGTGTGTAGGAGAGAGGGCGTCACCGTGGATTACCTGGCACAAGAGTTGAGGACTCCGCGTGTCTACGATATTATGCCCATAGGAAAGCATTCAGGTAAGCAGATCTGTAAGGTTCCTAAAGGTTGGGCCTGGTGGATGAGAAAAAACGCCACCGGCATGCGCCCTGACCTGCTCGCGACGATACAACATATAACCAACCGGTGATAGTCATGCCGTCAAAAGTAGATACTCTCGCTATAGGGGAAGCCGCAAAATTTCTCCGAGTTTCGGTCAAAACCCTGCAGCGGTGGGACGAGAAAGAGAAGCTGATCGCTAAAAGAACCAAGAGCGACCGACGATATTACACCCGAATGCAGCTATCGGATTTTGTGCGGGAGCACGACCAGCAATGGAAGCCGGATCGCACGGCTTACTTTGAAAAGAGTGACAGGAGCTGACATGCCTCCAAAGTGGAAAGAATTCGAGAGCGGCATCCAGGAGTACCTGCAGGGTAGGGAGGCCGAGGAGCCTCTAACCTACCACCGGTTCTACGACACGGCTTCTGCTGGTGACTTCCTCCCAGCCCAGCCCGGGGACTTCCTGGTGCTTTCCAGGGGGCATTGCATCCTACTGGAAGCCAAACACTCCGTCGTCCATAAATCCTTGAAATCCTGCTTCGCTTCCGCCGTCAGCAGCGCACAGATCGGTTTTCATCGGGTTTGGCAGAGGGCAGGGGCCACGACCTATTTCATCTTCAAACACGAGCCGGAAGACGGCCAAACGCCTATCCTGGAGCTCTGGGACGGTAAGCAGCTGGTCATGGCCAGGCACGATGGCCGAAGGCTCAGTATGGCCTGGAGAGTGCGCGTCGGAGAGACCCTGGATGACGTTCTCCGCGGCCTATACCTGAACCTGCCTGAACAGCGATCTCTGTTGATGTAACGGACCCCCTACGCAATGAAAATACTATTTTACACTGACCCCCATCTGTACCTGACCAGAACGGCCCATACCACGGCGAAGTCTGCCGCTCGGCTGAGAGATGCACTGTTCACTTCCCTGCAAGGCCTGCAGGGAATAGAGGCCGATTTCCGTGTCTGTCTGGGGGACTTGTTCGACTCCTACAGCAACCCGGAAGCAGGATTACAGCAGGGGATGCAGGCCGTCCAGTCTACAGATCTGGTCATGGCTGGAAATCACGATCTGAGAAACAGTCGGGACACCGTCAGCAGCCTGCAACTGATGGAGCAGGTGTTCCCTGGGAAGGTGGTGATCAACGCATGGGGCGAGCACGAGCCTCAATACCTCGAGATCGGAAAGACTCAGCTGGTGTTCGTTCCGCACGTCAGCACCCAGGAGGAATTTGAACAGGCCCTGGACGAGGCAGTGAACGTAGCCATGCAGAGCCTTAAATGGAAGGTACTGTGCCTCCATTGCAACGTCAGGATGGAGGGCAGGGAACTGTCCGACACCACCCTGAACCTATCGAAGGAGAGGGCAGAAAGGCTGCTGACCACCTTCCATTCGATTTTCGTTGGTCACGAGCACGTCCCAGTAGACATGTACAGCCAAAGGCTGCGGGTAATAGGTAACTTACATCCTACCGGGTTCGCCGACATCTCGGACAAGCGGGTGCTCCTGTACGACACCGAGACCAACGAGTCCACCCCCATCACGATCTGGAAGGAGGAGGACGCAGTATGGCGAGGCCCAGCCTCGAAGATCCCCGGCCCTGGGTTCGGGTTTATGGATGTCGAGGATGACCTTCCAGCTGGAGAGGCGTTCAAAGCGGTGTCCAAACTGTTCAAAGAGGACGAATCCCCTTACTGTATTCGACTGGCCTCCAAGGCAGAAATCAAGGAGAGCGACAAGCAGGCTACGTTGGAAGAGGTGGACAAGCTGCCGGATCTGATCACCCGCAGCATTGCCGAGGATCACAATAACTTACTGCCCCTGTGGGAGGAACTCAAGAATGCTGCACTCGCTAAAACTAAGTAACTTCCAAAAGCACGCCGAGATAGAGATCGAGTTCTCCCCTGGGACCACCATAATCACGGGGAAGAACTGGGCCGGCAAGTCGACCATTCTGAGGGGCGTCCTGTACGCCATGTTCGGGCCTTCGGCCGTGCCCGGCGGTAGCAAGATCCTGCAGCGCCGTGGCACCAAGAAGAAGCCCTGGGCAGAGCTGTGCCTGACCATTGAGGGAAAGCGGTACACCATCATCAGAGGGGCCAACTCAGCTCGCCTACTGGAAGACGGCGAGAAGATCGCAACCGGCGCCAGCGTGGTGACCGATGAGGTAGAGCGCCTGACCGGGTACCCGGGTAAGCTGTTCACGGCCCTGCGCACTGCACCGCAGGAAGAGGCCGCCTCTATCCTGACCTTGGGGTACGCGAAACTCAGCGAAATCCTCAACTCGATCACTCAAGTGGACGTCATCGATCGGGTTCTGCAGGAGATCTCCGGGCGCCGGTCCACTCTGAAGGCCAAGATTGCAGCCCACCACGATGTAAGTCTGGAGGACATTCAGAGCAAGCATGACCTGGCTATTCCCCAGTTGCAGGCTGAGTACAACGAGCTGAGTCAGTCAAAGGAGAAACTGTCTACCCTGAAAGAACAAACCAAGCTTGCTGGAGAGCAGCTGAACGGGCTGTCCGCCAAGTGCAGGGAAGCGGCAACCGCCCGGGACCGGGTCTCCAGGCTCAAAGGCATCCTGGAGTCCCTTTCTGACCAGAGGCTGAGGGTAGGTGGAGAGTTAGCCCAGCTGCAGGAGAGCGGGGTCCCTGACGTTGAGAAGCTCAACGCCACGTACATCGAGCAGTGGGGATCTCTGCAGAAAAAGGAGGAGCGCGAAAAGGAGGACATAGCTCAGCAAGCTGCGTTCAAAAGTACAAAGGACGGGGCTGAGAGAAGCCTAAAAGAGGTCCGGGCAGTGGCAGAGAGGCTAGGGCCTGTCGGGGAGGAGCCTCCAGAGGCCGGCCGTCTGGCCGCAAAGCAAGCGGCGGACCTGGCAGGAGCGGTTTTCCTGGAAGCGAAAAGCTCCCTGAAGAGTGCCACCACAGCGGCAGAGTCCTCCTTTTGCCCTACCTGCAACCGGCCGTATGAGGAGGGCTGCGGAATCAGCAAAGAGCAACTGGAAGCTGCGGTGGCAGAGGCCTTAGAAGCTCTTCAAAGAGCTAAAGAGGAACAATCAGCTGCGGTTTCAAACAGCTCGGCCAGGGAAAAAGCTAAAGAGAGTTTTGATCTTCACCAGGCGCAGGTAAAGGCAGCCACTGATCGAGTCATCATACTGGAAGAACGGTATGCCGAGGCCTGCGAGGCGTGGGAGGCGGTGCGGCGTCAACCGGGCGAAGACCTAAGGCCTCTGCGGGAAAAGGTAGCGGCCCTGCAGGACGAATACCAGGTCGCACATCGGACCGTCTCTGAAATCAACCGGCTACGCAACCAGTCGACTTCGGTTGAGACCGAGATGGCTAGTGTGGAGCACAGTTTAAGCGTTATTCCTGTCTTCCCTGAAGGCCTGGAAGAGGAGAAGAGTGCCACGGAGAAAAAACACCATGAGCTGCGCTCCAACGAGCACGAACTTGGAATAAACGTCACCAGGTCGGAGGCTGAGTACGCCGAGGCCTATCGAGCTTACGAGCGTCTCGCCGAGAGCCTGTCCCATGCTAAAAAGATGCACGAGGCCCAGACGCAGGACCGGCAGAGCGAGTCTGACCTGACTGCCTTAAGCAAGTACCTGGTCAAGAACCGGGATAGTTTCACAGAGCAAGTGTGGGCCTCTCTGCTGGACTATGCCTCGCAGTTCGTCAATCAGGCCACTGGAGGGGCCGTGACAGCTGTCTCCCGGGATGCCGGGGGAAACTTTACCTACCAGGAGGGCGAAGAGGTGATGCCAATACAGGCCGCCTCAGGGCTTCAGAAGGCCATCCTAGGAACTTCCGTCAGACTGGCTTTGGCGGAAGCCGTCAGGGCCAACAGTAATTTCTTTCTTCTCGATGAGGTGACGGCCGGAGCCTCCGATGAAGCGTCCATGGCAGTCACAAACGCCCTCGGTCAGACCGGGCTGCAAATCATTACCGTAACGCATCGTCCGGCGGATGCGGCGGTAGCAGACAGAGTGGTGTCAATATGACCCAGACCAGACTCACAAAATGGGATCTGCGCTTCCTTGCCGTAGCCAAGTTGTTGAGCTCATTCAGCAAGGATCCGTCCACCAAGGTCGGCTGTGTCCTGGCCGATGATCAGAACCGCATCGTCGGCACCGGGTTCAACGGATTCCCTGCCGGAGTGGACGACACGGATGAGCGGCTGAGCAACAGGGAACTTAAGTACCTAATCGTGCAGCACGCCGAACGGAATGCTTTGGCGTTTGCCACCAAGGACGTAACTGGCTGCACAGCCTACGTCTGGCCTATTCCTCCCTGTGCTCCCTGCGCAGGCGGCTTGATTCAGGCCGGCATCCGGAGGATCGTCGCTCCGGAGCTCTCGACCACTCACGAACGATGGGGCAATGACTACGATGTCTCTCTCGAGATGTACCAGGAGGCAGGGATTATTGTCGACTTCGAGAACGTAGGGCAGCAGATGGAAGTCATCTCTAATAGGGAAACATGCTGGGAGACCGAGGCTCCTCCACTTGTCCAGGTACCACACCCAAAAGACGGATCGTGGCTGAAAAGGCTGCTCGATGTTGTGAAACTTCCAACTTAATTCAGGAGACCGGTATGGAAGAACTAATGGTATCAGTGTTTGAATGGGGCGACAAAGTCACCCTAGGACACGCAACTGTGTTCCTGCTTCTGCTTCTTATTGTAGGTGCTGTACTAACTTTCAAGCGGTCGGCAAACCCGCCAGATGAAGATGACGAGCACTGCAACCTGTGACGATACGTGTCTGACAGCGGCATAAGAAAAGGCCCGCGGAAGCGGGCCTTCTACACTGTACTACCTTGGTGAACGCTTATTAGGCGTTGGTTCTGGAGATGGACACCGTTCCCTGAGTAGCGTCCTCGAAGGCGCGGAAGGCCGGGCTGGAAACCAAGTCCTGGTCGGGAGCCGGCGCCAAGGGTGTGGTCCCGCCCTGGGGCTTCAGTTTGTCGAAGTCGAAGGAGAACTTGTTGCCTGCACTGTCTTCCAAATCGAAAGCGAGCTTTACGACATTGTCGTTGATCAGCTGGGTGTAGATCGTGCCGTTCTGGAAGTAGATGGAGGACGAGAGCTCAGCCATGAACCGGCCCGAGGCCACGCCAGCAGGGTAGATGCTATCGGAGCTGATGGAGTTCTGTGCTCGCAGACTATTAGAAAATGACAGGCTCAGGCTCTGGAAAGTCGCCACGATCGGCGTATCGCTGTGGTCGGTGAGGGCGAAGTTCTTGATGGAGTCGACCGCCGACATCAGCTGGGAAGCGCTGTACGGAGTAACGTAAGTCCACGTAGAGCCGGAAGGGCCGGTGGCGGCCGTGTGATTGAACACAGACCCTCCGCTGCCGAGCAGAGTGATCGAGCCGTTAACTAGGGAGCCGACTTCCATATTCAGGCTTAAGGTGTCCAGTTGGCAGCCACGGTACGTGTAATACCAATAGTTGTTGTCCGCCAATTTCACCCGCTTCATAAACATCAAGCAGTGTTTGGTACTGCCATTCTGAACCTCTTCGGTGGTAGCCCATGGGTCCCCAGGAGCAGGGGACAGGCCAAGACCCATGTCTTTGTCCACCTGCAGAATAGGCAGCAACAGGTCGCCGAGCAGGGCGTAACTGGCCTCGAAGTTGAAACCACCGACAATCTGACCATCAGATAGCTTGGAGTCGGAGTACGAGCGCTCCGGGGTTATCTCTTCAGAGACGGAGGAAGACAGATTCTGGTCCAGGGACTCACCGGTCATGCGGACCTGTGCCCACTTCTGGGCAGTTGGGATAGCGGCAGAGGGGTCTGGGTCAACTGCCATGAAAACGGCAACTTCTGAAGTAGAGCCAAAGGCTGCGCAAGTCATTGTGGGTAGCTCCTGATTGGGGTCACAAACTGGACGTCAGTACCTACAGAATAACAGTAATATACTGTCTTTCAAGGGCTTTTATACGTCCTCCGAACTTGTAGACATGTCTATGCATGTGCGGGCAAAAGCACCATATCTACTAGAATTCTGCCTCTAAAGGCCAGTGAGCCGAGTAAGTTCTCCAGCCTTGCCTAAGATGGTAGGCCCCTCCCACCATATTGAAATTCTTTACCCTGATGTTGTTCTCCAGGGTTTTGTACTGCAGCAGAGTGTTCAGACTGTCGAACAAGGCCATAGCCGCCCGGCTGCCGATACCTACAGGGACGTGTACGTCCACCATGATATCCCCGTGGTACCTCTTGCACCCAACAGGGACGGTAATTGCCTCGGTCAGGTCTGCCAGCACTTCCACAGAAATGTACGGAACACTCCCGTCATATAGGAACGGCGCCTCAGGATCCGAATGGTCTCTGGGCTCCACGTTCGACCAGGAAATAGGAGTGCTGGTCCAGCTGCTGAACAGAGATTCGACGGTCTGTTGAATAGTGGTTAGAGACATAGAGTCACCAAGCTTTGCTGTTTATCCTGCTGCGGGCTATTGCAGTGGCCTTATTCAGCGCTTGGCGGACTGCCTCTTTTACGTGGTACCCGCTGTGCTTCAAAGTGGCATAGTACCAGTAGGGGTAAGGGGTCTGGTGTCCGCTGGCCACACCCTCGTCGAACAGAGGGTTGTAGATCGACATCCTAGGCATGCCTCCCCTCCCCTTTGAGATCTGGGAGAACAAGGAAGTGAACTCAGGATTGTTGTTATTGACACCTGCTTCAGTCAGGGCAAAGTCCTTGGCTGGGCGCTCCCCACCGATCGTAGACCTCTGCTCTCCGCTTTTCCCGATCGGAGGCTGTCCCTTGTTGAAGACTGGTCCATCGAAGCTCCCAGACCTGAGAGACACCCGCCAGTTGGAAGCGAACTGCCCACTGTCCTGCCAGGTAGCATTAATCGCAGCCCTAAAACCCATGATCATCATCAGGGCCTGCGTCTTCCTCGTCTTGGCCCGTAACTGAGAGACAATAGCTTGCACGTACAGCTTGTTGTTCCTCTTAGCAGTTTGGCGGGCAGCCATTAGATTCGCTCCTGACTTGCTTTCACGATCCATTGCTTCTTGTCGGCGCCAACCTTGGCCGAGTGCACCTTGAACTTGTCGGACCCACGGCGAATAATCCCGTCTATAAGGAAATCAAAACCGACGTTCTGTGTTCCGACGTAAATGGTCAGGCTGGTGCCGGCTAGTGCCTGGCCCTCCTCCTCCGTCTCATCCTCAGTGACCGTGCCAGTGAATATGCGGTCCGCAGTGGTTGGGTCGGTCACCACTCCAGTGGTCGTGTTGTAGCCCCCGGCGCTGGTGATTAACTCATAGGTCAAGTCTTCCGTGTCCTTCTCCCTGGACTCTGCCCTGGCCATCTGGAACCCCGCCTCAAAGTAGCGCTCCCGTACCCGAAACTCATCCCCGCTGTAGAACCCTTCAGAGAACACAAAGTAGTCGTTGTCCTGCAAACGCAGGTCCAGGTCGTTCGGGCAGGTAAGGAAGAACGAGCCGGACTGTTCTCGGTGGGTGTCTGGAACTCGCTCCTCAGTGCGCAGCTCCAGGTCACCGTACAGGGTTCCTTGGCTGACCCGAACCAAAGGCCCTAGGTCATCTCCAGTCCCCTGCACCTCCTCCCTGAACACCTCTCCCCTGGCCACGAGGTGTACCGATCTTGCAGTGTCGTAGATGGTGTCGTCCGACGAGTCCAGCCTGTCCTCTCCAGCCAGGGCATAGGTCTTGCCCGATGCCAGGTGCTTCACCAGCAAGGAAGGTCCTATCTTCTGCCTTGGGTGGAGGGACAGAGTCTCCCTGCGGGTGGGCCGGTGGTAGATGGTTTTGAACCTATCCGCCGGGTACACCCTGGCGCGAAACGTGTTTCCCACCGGGAACGAGTCGGATGAACGGTCCCAAAAGACCATCCTGTCCAGCCTAGTGATGGAGGCCGGAACCTTGAGCTTGGACAGACTTCCGGAAATCACTGTTATCCATTCCTCTGGGCCAGTATGGCAACGGTTCCAGATCCTGGGGCAGAGTCGAACTCTACTCCGTACCTGAAACCATCGCTTGTTTGGCTGTAGTCGTCCTTAGGAACCAGCGACAGGTTGCCGGATGTCGCCCAGTAGACGGCGACAGGCTTCCAGCCGGCGTCCAGCCAGAACGTGGTGTCAGAGGCCCCGGAGGACTGATCAAACTGCTGCAGGGGCGCTCCGAAGGCTTCAGCCTGCTCCCTGGAGCGGTTCAGCTCGTCCCGGAGGTCCTTGGCCGGAAGGTAGCCGGCGGCGCCAGTATCTCCAGCCTGCACGAGGGCGCCGTTGACAGCAGAGACTGCCACAGGGGTACCGACTGCGGTGGCCTCACTGTCGACCAGCTGCAGACCATCGAAGGTGGATCGGCCGTAGCTGGTCATGGCGTGGAGCAAATCGGTAACGGGGTCGTGGGCCAGAGCCAGAATGGCGTCGGAAGATCCGGCCAGCGTGCAGTCAGCGTCTTCCTGGAACAGGAATTTCTCGGTCTCGTAGATGTGCTTGATCTGCTCGGCGGAGGGGGCACCTACGCCGGCCCGGAAGAGAGCCAAATCTACCGAAGTCGCAGGGTTTGCTGCATCCTGCCGCAACCCTACAAGGAGGGTGGCGTTTGCATTATCTAGAGACCCTGCTGCGGCGGAAACGGCTGCAGTATCTACTTCCCCTCCACCCAAATATAGGTAGAAGGTACTGCCGTCCCTGACCACCGCTGCCATGGTCCAAACATCTTCAGGAACATCTGACGACAATGAATCTGAGGTAGTATAGCCATCATCTGTAATAGCTACATTGAGCGTACCGGTAGCGATGTCAGCATGAATACTGGACCCACTCCACGCGGACCCCGTGTGATGCCCCCTCCTAAATATGCTCTTAGTGGCTGCGAGTGAAGTCCGCTTAACCCACCACACGAAATAGAAGTCCCCGGTCCCGAAATCCAGGTCAGAGTTGTAAGCTTGCTCCAGATAATTGGCGGCAGAGAACCCGCTGTACGCCATCAGCTCTGCGTTGGTGGCCACGGCTGAGCGGGTGATCGTACCATTGACCTGGAGGCCTTTGTTATTTACTGAGCGGTCTTCCACGGCAAGACGGCAAGAGATGTTGTCCCACCTAGAAGTTAGCGCCGTGGTAGGGGAATGATTTTGCATTACCACGTACATAGTAGTATGGGTAGCTACAAACGTTGTTATCAATTCCCCGGAGTTAACCCTGCTAACTGGCTGAAGTTGGGTTCCTCCTCCGTCTGATTGTGATGTTGCATGCAATTGCCCCCTAACATCGACATACTCAAAATCTACTGATATTACATAAGACTTTCCTATTTCTACAGTAATTTCTTGAAGCGCCTTGCCGTATGTGCCTGTGGAAACAATCTGTAACTTTTGAGAGACTACAGACAAAGTAGCATCATTTGCGGTCCAGCCTGTGGTATTAGTAGCAAAGTCCCCATTCGTTACCAGCTCAGATCCACTTAAAGATGCGCCGTCCGTACTGGACAGCCAGGCGCCCTTGATGTCGCCGGGGAGCCAGCCTGAGTTGAAGTCATTGGCGATCATCGCCAGGAGACTGTCCCCAGGGTCTATGGGGGCTACAACCAGCAAGCACAACCCCTTCGGGGCCGTGGAGGCTCCTTTGTCAGCGATAGCAGCGAGCCCATCGGGGCCGCCTCTGAATACATGCCGTTGACTGTTGTCTAGGCCATACCCAGAATTGTTACTCGCAACGTACCCGCCAACAGGCTCATAGCTGAGCACCTGCCCGGCACTGTTGAAAGCTCCAGAGAAATAGGCTATTCCATTCAGCCAGGTGCAGCTATCAGATCCAGAAGATCCCCAACTACCAGACGAGTACGAAGAGACTGTTCCGTCATTATTGATAACAGACACGCCGCCTTCAGTAGCCACAGCGATAGTCGGCACAGGCAAGCCTGTCTCGTTATCTATTGGGGCGTCATCGAGGACGGTAATGGCTACGTCGTTGACTGTAGAAGAAACTAGAGCTGGGTTACTCCCAAAATGACCTAGTTGGTCATTCCTTTGAGATAGAACGCCGGAGTAACCCCCGTAACCGGTAGTTCTCCACGTATACGCCGTATCTTGAGGGAAAGCCGCCTTACTAGCGCCACCACCGACAGACCCATTGGCTCCGGTAACTATCACTCCATTCGTGGCTGCTATAGAGGTAAAAGGATAGTCCACAGCCGAATTTCCATATAATGCGTTACTAGCATGACCAGTAAAAACCATCCACATGGGAAAATCTTTGCGAGTCAGGTCATAAATAATCACCTGATCCGCTTCAGCCACGATGGCCGCTACCGCAGGAAACCCTTTGGTGGTGCCCCGGGTAGCCGTTGACAGGGTCTCGTTGTACCAGCTCGTGCCGGAGCACCTCTGCCGCCAGGCTCCGCCGTCAGAGTCCAGGCGGGTGTCGTAGATAAACACATCGACGATGTCGGTAGCGCTGGAGAGGGCCGCCGTGAGGGAGTTTATGTCCAGGCCGTCGACAGCCACCCGATTGTCCTGATCAAAGTCCGAAGCATTCTCTGCCCAAGTTTCTAAGGCACCCAGCCGTGCCTGCAGGGTGTCAACCTGCGCAATTAGACTGACCTCTCCGTCTCTCGCAGCCACCACCTCGCCTTCCACCCCGACCGTGTCCGAGGACAGGGACTGCAGCTTGTTGGAAAGGCTGGTCTCGCCGTCCCGGGCAGCGGTAACTTCTGCATCGGTACTATTGGCCTGAGTTCTAGTGGTCTGAAGCTCACCGTCCGCGGCGTTCAGTACATCGACGTAATCAACCTGCTGAGGATAAAAGCGATTAGACACGGTTCGGATCTCCCGATAAACGGCTGTTAATCAAGTGTATCATCTGGTGCTTCAGGGGCAATCAAGTTTCCTGCATCTTGAGCGCCTGAGAAAAGTGGGCGTAAAAGCTGGACGTATGAGAGCTGTCTTGTACCAGCTTGGCCAGCATGCAGTAATCTCGCTCCTGCTCCCCACCGACTTCCGGGAAAACAGAGATGAAAAAATCCTTCCTCTTTCCCACCAGCCTAATAAACTCCAGAAACTTAGGACGATCAGTCTCAGTCAGCATATCTAGAGAAAATTCCAGATTTCTGAAATTAGAGGACGGGTCAGAATGCAGGGTGCCGCCGTCTGTTCGCTCCTGTTTAGAGGTTTCCTGCCACCCCAAGCGCATTCCGTAGGATGGGTTGAAAAAAGGCTCAATGTACGGCCCCAGGATCGCCCTGGTAATCTCCATGTACCCATCAGCATTAGAGGAGTCATTGAGGGTTATCCGAAATGAAGAAGCCGCCGCCGGAGCGAACCACAGAACCGACCAGTACACTCCCCAGGCATCGAATACTGAAGACTCGAACGGATCTATGCCCCAGTTCAGATCCCCCAACGATTTGTAGGTAGAGGTCTCGATGGTGCCGGAGTCGTACACGGTATTACCGGTCTGTCCGGCTCCGTCGAATAACTCCAGACGCATGGTGGCAGAAGCAGACAAGTTGTGGCGCCATAGCACTAAGGAGGATACGAGCTTAGTCGAGGCCAAGTTCCCAAGGATCTGTTGCTGCGCCAAGCTGGTGGTTCTGGCTACCCTAGAACGACTCAGCTTCTGCAGATTCTCTTCCGGTAGGGTGGCCACCATCGCAGGGGAGGCTGAAAGAGTCGCCGTGTCTATGTAGTTCTCATAGACCACGCGCATGTTGTTGCTCACAGCCACACCTCCAGCGTCACTTTATTTTTTGTAGGGGATTGCTTCATTCCAACTATTGCGGCATCGTCCCCGGAGGAGAACCCGTACCGAGGATGGACGATCTCTACTGTTTCCCCTACCTGGGCCTGGAACGGAGCACTGAATCCCCGTACTCGATACTGCGTGCGCTTCACTCCTCTGAGTGTCCTACGCCTGTCGGCCTCGGTCTGAGCGTCAGCACTGGACACAATCAAGGTTTCAACGACATCCGGGGTAGGGGCCAGAGGGTAGTTCGTGGTGATACCAGAGTTGTCTGCCGTGACGGTAGAGTGCTCCTTACCGTACAGATCTCTGTTCGCTGCTGACACGGATCCAGCAAGAGTACCCTCGTCCTGCACAGCCCAGTTCTTTTTATACCCTAGAGTGACCCGTTTGTTCGGCTCTTCCTGCGCGACCAATGTCAGGCCGCGCTCTACGACATCGTCCGCAACCAGAGACAAAGAAGCAGTGCCAGGAACATCGAGCCGCATTATCTGCAGCAAGCCCAGCCGGGAGAAGCGTGCAACCCCTCCCACGGAAGACATCACGTCTGCTATGCAGCTTTGAATGTCCCTGGAGTCCCGGATGTACATTCCTAGGCCATAGGCAGCGGAAAACGCAGCCAGGTTGGTCGAGTCTATGTCCGCGGGCCAGATCTCCGGTGACCGCAGCGCCAACCACTCCACCATCGCGGCCGGGGTGCCCGTGGTCTCGCCGTTTACGTCGCAGGTGATCCTTCCGCTTGGGGCGGTCCCGAGGATGAAGGACCCATCTCCTTGATCGGTTACTGATGCCGGGGTGACGCCGTTATCCCGAACAGCGGTAATCACCGCATTCCCGTTCTCATGGTAGCGGTACCGCAGAGTAGCCGAGTCTTGTAGGACGGGCTCGGCATTGAAAACAGTTCCTAGGCTCAGCGGCTTCGGAACTCCAGAAGACATCAAGCTGGTCTGCACTTCCTCGGACAGAAGCTCCCGTTTGTCCCGCATCTCCAAGGCCAAACGATCCTGCCTGGAAGCAGATATTCCTCCGCAAATGGCTGCCCCAATCAGAATGAAATCGTCCTTGGCCCAGACCGGGTCCCCTAGGTAAACCCGCAGTGGCCAGCCTCTCCACGCTCTCGACAGCCACGAATCGAGCTCTCCGGCGGGATTGGTGACGACGATTTTCCCGAGAGATACATCGCCGGAAATAGATGACTCTATTTCCGGGACATCCACGATTATTTCTTCGTATGGGATATTGGGAACCGTGTCTGTAGGCTTAGACACAAAAGCATAGGTGCTCATGTATTCTGTGCCGCCACCGCCGTACTCTGCCTCCACCAACAAGCACCTGTTCTTGCCATCTTCGGCCAGCCAGTTATCGTAGAACGCTTGTGTGTACGCCATCAGGCCACCTTCTTCGTGTCAACCGGGAT